CAGCAATGGCGCCGATGTTTTGATTTGAAGAACCAAGACGATATGTTGCACCGCCTGTTGTTTTGTTGAAAAGAGGGTATCCATCCCCAGTAGATACAACAGGGGCAGAAGCTTGGTTTAAAGTTACCGTAGCAGTAGAGCCGATAGGCAGCTCGACGCCTGGGCCTTTTTGCGGCCAGGGTAAGCAGGACGTGAAATAATCATGACGCTTGCACCGGCGCATGAGCTCGTAATCAGAAATGTTGTCAGGGCCGTCACCTGTGGGGACGGGCCTGGCGTTTTGAAGATTCTCATCACGGAACCATTCGTTGTAAATCAGGTTGTATGCGCGATGCCAGAAAGCGCAAACATTGAGGTTGTTTATTCGGGTGGGGATTCCAAAATAGTCAGACAGACTTTGAGTAGTGAAGCCGCCGGAAGGTGCGGATACCTGCGGAATAAGGAAGTCAGTTGAATCGCCAGGATTTCGTTGCTCACCGTTGAATCGTTGCCAGTTGTCCCAGATGAGTCGGATTGGGACAGCAAAAAAGAATGTCTCCAAGCGCATATTGTCCATAATGGGCACAATCGGGGTTGCGAGTCGCGCAAAGATAGAAGCTTTAAGGCTGAAGGTGTCGCCGGGCAAGGCCTCATCCACGTAAAAGGGCACGAGGTAGCCAGAGTCGAAGGTTGTTTTGTGTCCATGGCTTCTGTTGAAGGAAGAACGGGGAATATTAGCACGAGGCACCTGGGAAAATTGGTGCGTCATTACGCTGCGCATTTTCATTTTTCATCTCCAAGCGGAAGGGTAGGGGAGGGGTTTTTGACACCTTCGGTGTCAGTCGTGACAGTTACATCAAGTGGAGCACTGTCACGGGGCACCATAAAGCCCATTTTGATTGCGCGATTTTCATTTGTGGGATCAGAGATCCAGTCGATGAAATTTGCGGGATTGTTTCCGAGTTCGGAGCGGAAAGAAGCGGGTAGGGTAGAGAAAGCCTCGTCGGCTTCCTGGATAACATGAAGGGCTTCTCGATAGTCCATCCATTCGTTATTGGCCAGATCGACAAAGATGCCATCTTGGTGTTGCGGGAGTAGGCCCGTTTGAGCATAGCGGGCCATGATGTTGTTGATGTCGCATTCCTCGCGGAAATGCTGTTGCGTCATCGTGGGAAGCCGGAAGGTGATCCCAGGATCGGGCGGCAGGTTATAGAGGGAATGTATCATGGAAGTTGATCCTCCGGATCGCGGTTGGGTTGAAGTTGGGAGAAGTCGCTTGCGCGGCAAATGTAGAGGGGTTTGTCCAAGGTGGTGATCGCGGCTGATTCGTCATCGTATTCGCCGAGTTTATAGAGCCTATAATCTTCGGGATTGTCGTGGATAGTTGAGCCGGGAGTACCGACCATTTTAGCAATTGTGCGTTTGGCAACCTGAGCGTTGCCAGCGTGAAAAGGTTGGGAGTAAACTTCAGCCGTGATGTCATGTATGACGTATAACTCGGTGATCATAGGTTATTTCTCCGAATTTAACATAATATATATTATTTTTTACAGAAATTCACGTATTTGCCGGTTTTTTTCCTTTCAAGGATGCGTTTTTGTTCCGCTGCTGCGCCTACTCTGGGCCGATACTGCCCGGCCCGACGGGCGGCTCCGCACCGGCCTGATTTTTGGCGGTGATGCGGGAGGCGGCTGATCCAAGTAGGGAAGTTTGAGTTGTTTCATACGATCTTTTAACTCTGTCCTGTTTGATTTGTTGTATCTCTGCTTTCACAGAGCGCCTCTCATCTGTATTTTCTGGATTTAGTTTAGCATTCTCTCTCCTTTTGTTTTTGATTTTTGTATATTGATCGATATGCTCTCTCTCGAAAATCTTATCATAATATGAGGGAGGCTTAGCGATGAAAGAGTTTTTGACAACACATTGGTCATAATTGTAAAGATCGTTTTTATAAAGATCATACCAGCCTTTCCCTATACCGGGTCTCCTCGACATTGTAATATATTCGGGTTGTCGGCCATTGTAATGATCATCGGCTATATCACCATTGATTTTTTTAAGTATATAACGAGCAGTATAGCAAGCACTGTCAAAAGTAAGATCACCAATGGAGTGATAGCCATAAGGCCAAAGATTAGAAAGCTCTTCAGAAATGTATAATGAGGTTTTACCAGACCTGATAATTTGACGATCAGGGAAATTAAAACCAAATAAAAGACAGTGATGGTGAGGGCGGGAAAGAGTATCGCCATACTCTCCGCATTGAAAGAACCTAATGCAATTTCCATCGTATCTCCTGCGAAGACGTTTTAGGAATAACTGGATGTGTCTTTTATCCAGGGAACCGTCAGTTGGTAAGTAATCGTCATTATAGGTTAAAGTCAAGAAGCAATTTTCATTGTGTAACGAAGCCTCGTGAACACAGCGGATGGCCCATTGGCGGGCGCGGTCCAAGCGGCAGCCAGCGCACTGGCCGCATTTTATTTCCATTCGAGTTTTAGGCCATCCACGGTTGGGATCGAACACAAGCCGGCTCTTCTGTGTGGCCGGGTTGAAATCTTCCTCGTCGCGTGATCGCCACGCGACGAGGGGATAATGGCAGGGCATCAGATACGGAATCCGCCACGCATTGGGGTTGCTCTGAGGTTCCGACGATTCGTGCGAACTGCATTGCGGGTGAAGTGTCGGCGGCTGCTACGGTGAGACATGCGATGTCGTTTCATTTGAATATTCCTTTAAAAGGGTTGAAGTAATTAAAAAATTCTTGAACTTGTTCAGTGCCAGGTATCCAGTCTTCGTCCGTAAATTTACCGCGTCCTTTTCTCATGTCTTCTGTTCTAGATTTGACTCTGTTTTCACGAGCTGCAGCAGCAGCTTCTTCGAGAACTTTGAGAGATTGAGCGGTATTGGCACTGGTTTGGGATCGAATTAAAAATTGCTGATCAACAGAGTTGAGAGCATCTTGCCAAGCCTTGGAAGTTGAAGCTTTTGTGAGCTCTGTTTCAGCTCGGTTCCGATCGGCGAGGGTGCGATTAGATTCAGATTGGGTTGCAGCTTGTATGCCAAGCTGTTCATTTAATTTTTCCTGAGAATCTCGAAGATCGCTCTCGATCTCAAGACGTTTTTTGTCCACAGCATGAAGCCGAACAGCATCATTGATCGGTCCAGCGAAATCGGGTTGAGAGATAGAAGCGGTTGCTCCTGAAGGTGTAGAAGCGCCAGAACCTCCGGTGGCGGAAAGGATAGGGTTGAGTCCGGCAGCGCGGAGGTCTGCAACCTCGCGCTGATGAGCAGTATTAGACATGTACTCTTGCCAGTCTTGCTGGTCGTGTTGCGCCTTGCGGTTGAACTCCTGTTGCATGAAGGCGCTACCCAGGGAAGAGGTGGCGGCAATGCCTGCGGCTAGGACAGCGGGCCACATGGGGACACCTTAAAAGTGATCGATGAGACCGGGCACGGAATACACGGGCATCGGCCTGGCGCATCGAAGTTGAATGAAGGAATCGAAGAGGAACTCGGGTTCATCCTGTACGGCGATGGCGCGCTTGATTGGTGGGTTGTCCTCAATGAATTCGTTGTTAAGCACGGGCAGGTTGTTGAACTTCTGCGATAGGTGCCAGCAGTCGAGGGGTTGAGGGTCAGTGCTTCGGAATTTACCTGTGATTTGGGATGGAAAGTGACGATATTCGGCCCATCTTTCTTGATAGCCGAAAACTTCGTCATCAGTGGCAGTGCCCTGGGCATAGATTTCTTTGTTGAGTACGGATTGCTCGCCGAGATGTGCGAGGGCGGGCCAGAAGAAGTCAAACCGGGTGCGGCGTGACCACATACGGCGCATGCCTTGTTGATAGGTGAGATCGGCACGAACGTTCACGAGGCCGATCAGGACGCAGTGCTCGGTAAAAGATTTTGAAAAACCATGAAAATGGTCGCCGGTTACTCCGAAGGCGGCGAGATTGCCCTGGGGAGTGGTGCTGTCAGTTGAAGAGGTTTGAGCTACGGCATTAACGATGATCGGGGCGGAAGATCCGCCGAGATATTCGGGGCGCTGGAGCCGGGAGTCAGGGGAAACTACGCCGAAGTGTGAGCGAAGAATTTCGGTATAGCGGGTGCCGCCCCGGGCGTCACGTTCCAGGAGCTTTTGAACCTGGAAGGCTTGACGGAGGGAATTGATTGTTGCGGCAGTGGCGCCGGATAGATCGGCTGTGCCGGTTAGTTCAGATAAATTAGCTTGGAGCTTTGGTTCGCGCCATTGCAAAGAAGTTTCATCCGGATAGCCCTGATAATTAACGGCAGCAATGGCGCCGATGTTTTGATTTGAAGAACCAAGACGATATGTTGCACCGCCTGTTGTTTTGTTGAAAAGAGGGTATCCATCCCCAGTAGATACAACAGGGGCAGAAGCTTGGTTTAAAG